CCGAGATGAAGGATTGATGGCAGAGAGCACCATGGAAATCAAGGTTCCAATCACCGTTAAAGGTGGAAGAGAAGGAGACAAAGTCGGCAAGCAGATTGGCGACAAGATAGCGGCGTCTCTAAATAAGTCCTTAAAATCTGCGGGTTTTGGGGGTTCCAAATCCTCAGCAAGTGCAGGTGGAGGCGGAGGCGGAGGTTCAGCAGGATCAGGGTTTATGGGATTATCAAAAGGGATGGGTGCAACCGTTGCAAAGTTAGGAATAATAGCGGCAATCGCTGGAACAGCCTTGGGATTAATGAAGAAGTCAAGCGGATATCTTAGAGGAGTTTTGTCAGTTTTTGGAAGAGCATTTTTAATATTTTTTAGGCCATTTGGAGATTTTTTGGCAGGGTTACTTCGACCACTAGCAATCATGTTAATGAAAGCAGCAGTCTCATGGCTAAAATTTTCTAGAACAGGAATCGGGAAGAAGGTGGTTGGAACTGCGTTGGGCGCAGGAGGCGGAGCTTTGGCCGGCGCGGCGATCGGTGCATTAGGAGGACCAATCGGAGCAGCAGCCGGAGCTTTAATTGGAGCAGGCCTTGCATTACTAGCACAAATTGACTGGGGAGCAGTATACAATAAGATGAAACAATTTGGAGGATGGTTGTGGGATAACATTAAGAAAATTTGGAATTGGACAGCAGACTTCGCCGGATGGTTATGGGATAAATTGAAATCAGTTTGGAGTTGGTATTGGGATTTTGGAGGATGGCTCTGGGATAAATTGAAGACAGTTTGGAATTATGTGATGGATTTCGGAAGTTGGTTATGGGGCGTGTTGATATCGGTTTGGAATTACACAATGGACTTCGGCTCTTGGTTGTGGGGAAAGATGAAAGCAGTTTGGAATTATGTGGCCGACTTTGGAGGATGGCTCTGGGGAAAAGTAAAATCAATCTGGAGCTGGCATTGGAACTTCGGTGCATGGTTATGGAAGAAAGTAAAATCAATCTGGAAAGGGGATGATGATGATGATGTTGAAGGACATCAAACAGGAACAGCGTTTGTAGGGCAAACAGGAATGTACAAATTGCATAGGGGAGAAAGCGTGATTCCAAGAGTTAATAATAATAGCAACAGCTCAAGCAGTATTATTCTAAAGCCAACAATTCAAATGAACGGGAACTCTTCGAATATTGATCCGGATGAACTTGCGAGAAGATTCTCGAATATTACAATGATGGAATTAAAATCTCGAGGGATAGCATAATGGGAAATACAACATTAGGATTTCTAGGCGATGGAGAGTATACTGAATATGTTACACTTCATGGTGATGGGAATGCTACTATTACTGATAATGATTGTAGTAAAGATTCTAGTCTTGCAATCATGCCTCTTTATTTATCCGATGCGGATGGTACCGATGTATTCGATTATGGAGGAGTTACAAAAACAATAACTCTAACAGGGGTATATCTGAATGAATCAAAGGCAAATATTGTTGGGTGGATTGCAGATGTAGAGAACCTTCAACAAGGTCATCAGGACAATGATTCGGGGTACCCATTATATTTTAATGATGACATAAGAGGAGGGCTATGGGTTAAAGTTTTAAGTTTTAGTTCAACATATACTGAGGCAGAACCAACAAAATTGAGATGGAACTTAAAGCTTGTGCAATCAAGTACAAACACATAATGGGAAATAGAAGAATTTACTTAAGAAGAGAATCAAGTAAGTACGCAAAGATAGCAGGTGGTGCGATTATCACAGTGACTTCTTTATTTTTTGTTTTGATGGCGATGGGGTTTGAGATAACTGGAAGCGATGATGTGTGTCTTGGAACTCCAGACGATCCTTGTGTTTCGTATGGTAAGATTTGTAACTTAGGACCAGACAATTATGATATTTATAACCCAGAGGAATTTAAGATGGACTTCTCACCAGGGATCCCTGATTATTGGATTTTTTTTAAAGATGGAAGAGTCAAGAAACAATTTTTATATGACAAGGGAATACGGGCATCAACAGCAGGATGGAGATATGAGAACTTCACAAATGCAACAAAGCCAAGAAAAGATAGAATTTATGTTCACAGATTTGCGAGATATAGTTGCCAAGATTATATGCTTGTTGGGCTTAAGAGTAACCCGGACGAAACAATAGTTTGGGGAATGGAAATAAACAACGAGGTATTAAAGTGAGATTTCAGAAAGGAAGTAAGATAAATGTTGGAAGGAAAAAAAGTAAAGAAGAAATAGATAGGAGAACAAAAACAAGACAAAAGAATGGATTTTTTAAAGATTTGGAAAAAAGAAAAAGAATATCTAAACAAGTTTATGATAGAACACTTAAATGTCCAATTTGTAATTGTTTAATGTCTAAAAATAAAAAACATTCATGTAGGGAAATTTGGGATAAGATAAATACAAAATTTCAAAAAGGAGAATTACATAAATATTTTGATAATTGGAAATCATTGGAACCCTATGGAAAGGATTTTAATAAAGAATTGAAAAAAAATATAAGAAAAAGAGATAATTTTAGATGTCAAGAGTGTTTTAAGCATGAGAAAGAATCAAAAAGAAGATTAAGTATTCATCATATAGATTATGATAAAAACAACAGTAAACCAGATAATTTAATTTGTTTGTGTGTTTCATGTCATGCCAAAACAAATTATACAAAAGAGAAATGGGAAAATTATTTTATAAAAAGGAGAAGTGGAAAATGTTAAAGGAAGTTTTATTTTATTCTTGGATGATTTTAATTATTTGTTCTGGGATATATATTTTTGAAGGATTGGTTATTAATCCTTCTTCTGGATTTTGTTTGGGAGATCCTTTTTGGTATGGAGTAAACGACACCGCAACAAATCTAGTAAGCGGAAATATTTCGGTAGAACTTGGAACCCCAATAAACTTCACAACAAATCTAACCGGCGCGACAACAACGTGTGTGGATATCGACCACCCAAACTATGGAGACAACTACACATGTGGAACCCCAAACGCAAATTTTACTCTCAATATTTCTTATTTTAGAAAAACAGAATTAAATGACAGTTCTACTTCTAAAAATATTAGTTGGGTGAATGGTGGAAATGATACGGTTTATATTAAGGGACATCATTATGACGAGATAGAAAATGTTTCGATTAATGTTTCTGGTTATATTTCAAATGGAACATATCCCACAAATGTTAAAATATATGTAAATAATACTTTAAGTAATAATGTTGGATTGGTTTTTGATGGAGAGATTGCCCTTGATGAATTAAATGATGGTTCTACAATCAAGAATATAACTTTTGATAAAGCTGAAACAAATATTGAGTATTTAAAAATTCCAAAAACTGCTTCGGTTTCTTCTGCATATATGAATTTAAGTGGTTTTACGTATGATTATGGTTATAAGGCAAATTTCCCTGGAAGCAATTTTTATCAAATAGGACCTGGGAATCCTACTTGGCATGTGTTTAACTTTAAACCAACTGCAAGTGGATGGAGTTCAAAAATAGGATTCTTTACTAGAGGGGGTGATGATTGTGGAAGTACAGAAGCTTTATATATCATAAAAGAAGGAGATAATGTAATTATTGATTGGAACACTTTCACACCAACAACAGGAGGTACCCAGCAAATAGCCAATGAGACAATCTCTGATACTTTTTTTAATTCAGAATTAGATTATACTGTTCAATTCAAATCAACTTCATGTTTTTGGCTTCAATATATGAATGGAGTAACCTACTATAAAACGAGTGTAGATTCCGCTGGAATGTATATTTATTTAGATGAAAGATATCTCAATAATATTAGTTTAGAAGTAGGAATTGTAGACGGAACTTATGAATGGAATCACACAGGGGAATTTAATGAAACATTCTCTCCAAATAAAACAAGTAATTTTAATAGTTCAATTAATACTTTCTTATCTACTTGTGCGTTAGATTCAGATGGATATTGTTTGGTCCCTTTATATTTTATAAGTGATACTGCCGGGAAAATACAGATTTCGGATATTGAAGTAAATTATTCTTATGACCCAAATCCTGTTTATCTTGATAAAGATTTAATTAATTCCTTTTTAGAAAGTCAAACTAATTACGGAGATATTCCAATAAAATTTCAATCTTCTAAAAATGGAACTTTGGTTATTTCTGATATTAGGTATGATTATTTAGGAGGAAATGATACAATTGAGGTTTTAGTTTATGAACATAGTGATATAGATTGTTATCAAGAAACAGCTAATATTTCAACTGACTGTGGTGGATTAGGAACAGGAGCTTATTTAATTTCAGGAGCTTGGACATCTGCTGAAAATATTTATGATGGAAATTGGGGAACTTTTGGTTCTGCTCAATCATCATCAACATCATTTGTATTTTTTAATTATACCAAACCTTATGGAGCACTGAATTCGAGTTTATGGCAAGTAAAAGATAAAATTGGGAGTGAGAATTTAACTATTGCACAACAATGTTTTAATCAAAATCCTTTACAATTTAGAATTAATAGTAGTTATTTGGGATATACAAAATGGGGTTGTTGGAATGGTACAGATTATATTTTATTAAGAGATGCTACTGGGGTAAATGCTCAATATGTATATGAAGAATCAATGATTTGGGATATTTTGTATACAAATAAATCAAATAATGAAACGTTGAGTGTGTTTGCTTATTATTCTAGTTTTTTTAAGAATCTCCCATATACATGGGCGAGCAAATTATTTTTTATTCCAAAAACAAATAGCTCGAAGAACGTGACTGCCTATGGCCAAACAACAACAATACCAGCTTACAATATAACAACGACAAACTACGGAGGAGATATGAATTTGTCGATTAAACTTAATGAAGATTTTGAGTGTTTGAATCTTACCTGGAGCAACAATGCAACAAAGAATGAATCGAACGTGATCAACACGACATGGCAGACAATCAACTCAAATGTAGAATATCTAAATAATACACAAATTTGGTTCTGGGCAGACTTCGAAAATTGCAATGCATCAGACCAAAGAATACTTCAGCCATCGCTTGAGATAGAAGGTTATTGTATTAATTGTGAGTGGATCTGATGATAGAATCAACAGAGATATTTATTCCAATTCCAAAACCAAGAAATGGAAAGATTAAGGTCGAACTGGATGGGGACGATTTGACAGGCAAAACAATAGAGAGTTTATTCACATATCCAGTAACAAGTGGAATCGGGACCTTTAGAGCAACCTTCTCAAATGCGGCCGGACAATTATCAGGGAAATATTCTGCAGGAAATGCAATCAAATTTTATGCGGATAACTCTGATGGCACGACTTTGCAGTTTTGGGGGAGAGTTGATAATATTAAAGAGAGTATTGGCGATCGCGGGCAAGTTTTAGAAATAGAAGGCAGACATAGGGCCTACACCTTAACAGAATATCTTATTTGTTACTCAGCAACAGAGGAAGAACCATCACAAATTTTAAAGGATATTATTGGGAGATTGCCAACAAGTTATGGATTTACTTATTCGAATGTCGCGGCCACAGAAACATCAATGAACGTTCAGTGGAATTATAAGAAATTTTGGGATTGTGTCATGGAGATATGTAATTATGCCGGGTTTGACTGTTATGTGGATAATAATCTTGATTTTCATTTTTTTGAAGCAAATTCAATAGCAAACACAGATGACGCGGTTGTAGAGGGCGACAACCTCATAGATTCGAAAGGGTGGGGGATTAATGATTATTACGAGAAAACGCGCGTGGTGGCCATCGGACAAAGCGAGGAGGGCCTTCCAATCGTCTACACCGCAATAAGTGATGATGAGGGGACCGAAATAAGAGAAGTTTTCATAAAAGATGTATCGGCAAACACAGAAACAAGCGTGAAGAACCTAGCAGAAGCAAAACTACTAGAGATAACAAATCTCACGCCAACGGCCACAGTAAAGTCATTCGGACTAGAATCCATCAAGCCAGGAGATAACATTTGGCTATTAATCCCAAGACAGCAAGTCCATGGGCAATACAAGTTAAAAAAGATCACTCAAAAATTCGGAACAAGTTCAGGGGGATGGAGAACAGAGTTGTCAGTTGAAGAAGAGCAAGAAAACGTCTCACAGATATTAAATGGCCTGAATCAGAAAAGCGACAGACTGAAGGTTGCAGACAATATAAACAAATTGAATTATTCTTGGTATTTTGGATTTGACGCAATCTCAGGAACCCATTCAACAACAGAGATAACTGAAGGAGTTTTGAAATCGACAGGCGCAAGCGGAACATGGATCAGCAATCTTAAAAAGGCCTCAGAAGCGGCAACATCTTGCGAGATAAGGGTCAAAGGACAATCAATCCCCGGAACAGTTTTTTATGTGAGCATAGACAACGGGATAAGTTATCAATCACTCGACCAAAACACACTCAAAACATTATCACCACCAGGAGCAAATCTAAGAATCAAAGTTGAACTAAATTCAGCAGACACTCAGATTTATAGTATGGTCTTATTGTACACATAACTAAATCCAAACGGAGGTTAAACATGGCAAAAAAAGTAGATTATAGTTTTTGGATAGGGCTAAGTAAAACAGTAAAAAATTCAGCTTACTTGCTTGTCCCATTCGCTATTGCATTATTATCAGGTATACCAAATGAGTACGCATGGCTCGCTGGACCAATAGTGTATATGTTGAAGAATTACGCTCAGAATAGATAAACATAACTTTATAAGGAATAGATTATTATATTTAATGAATTGAATTGATTAACCTCCTTTCTATTCACGGGGTGATGATTTCTAAAAGTCTAACCTTAGGATGTAACACATCACCCCAAATTTTTTTACTTTCAAATAGTAACCTGGAATAGATGATTTTAAAAAGGATAAAATTATTGTGTTTTTGTTACATTCTAAAAAAATGTAAGCGGTGTCACTAATTATCTAACCGAGTTAGAAGTTATACGAAAACTATTCCAGAGTAGACCGCCTGGAAATATTAAGCGAGTGGAGTGATTTAGAACAGCTACTCTCGACGATGAGGACAAATCTCATCAAGCACCTAGTTAATAATATTAGGTCCAAGACTAAGGACAAACCTGGTAATAAATCACAAAACGGCGTGAATACGCTAGTCAGTAACCGGAGAAGGCAGGAGTGCTGGAGGTCAATGGCGATTTAATAAGAAGTGTTAGACTTACATAAAACACGGTTTGAAGAAAACTTGTACGATCGGTTACAAGAAAATCACTCAAAACCTTCGTGTGTAGCCAAAGTCCGTAGTGGGATAAGCGCTACTCACTCGGTTTCAGAGGAGAGTGAGTGTGCTTGGGAAGAGAAAAGATTTGAGTTCCACAGGAAATGGTAGAGAGATAAGATGGCAAAATACTACGTTTACATAATTAAATGCGAGAAATGGACAAAAGGAATGTTCCAGAAAGAACTATATTATACTGGTATGACTTCGGATCCAAAAAGAAGATTAGGCGAACACAGAAACGGCCAACGATCAAACTGGATGGTTAGAAACAATGTCTCACCAAAAGGATTCGTTTATATTGAATTAATTGGAAGTGATTACTATAAAGCATTGGAACGAGAAACCCAAATAAAAAAAATGAATCTGAAAACAAAGTTAAAACTTATCGAAGAGTACTAAATAGTAACAAATATAAACCCATATTTCTTAATAAATTCATGACACCAGAAATATATTTGGATGTCTTGATAATCGATAACTATGAAAAACAAATACAAAAAACGCAAGAACATCCAGAGATTAGGCAGAGAGAATTGAGAGAGTTTTGTTAATTGGAAATTCACCGACGGTGATTGAATTATTTTTATATCAAAATACTGTAACTATTTAGTGAAATAGACAGGTATATTTCAATAGAAACTTTTTTAAAGGATGTATTCGTGTATATTTTAGGAGAACACGATGAAACAAACAAAA